TATGTTGACTACAGCTAAATTGTTCACTGCGCCTTCTACTAAGATCAGTAAAAAACCGAAACCGGAACCTAGGCTTTTTAGTGATTTTGTAAAAAGTATTAAGAAACATCAAGTACAAGAAGTCATCGTTAAACCCGATACGAACCTCGTCTATTACACAGACGAAAATGGTTTATCCATAACTAACTATGTCAGTTCTAACCCGTTTTGGGAAACGCTCATGGAAAGCGACGCTGATGTTCAATTGGATCTATCCAAAACCATGAACTTCGCCGATGCTGTATCCGTCGGTTTTACGCTTATGTTTTCCATTGCCCTCTTTCGCATACTTTTCGGTGGCATGATGGGTGGTGGCGGTGGTCCACCGAATCCATTTAACATGGGTGAGAAAGAATTGGAAATCGAAAGTCAAATCCCTACGAGATTTGACGATGTCCAGGGCATCGATAATGCCAAAGACGAACTCCAGGAGATTGTTGGGTTTCTTCGCGATCCCACACAATACATCGTGAGTGGTGCAAAGATACCAAAAGGTGCGCTCCTCACGGGTAAGCCTGGTACGGGTAAAACGCTCTTGGCTCGCGCTATCGCTGGTGAATCCTCTGTGCCTTTCATCCAGTGTTCTGGTTCGTCCTTCGTTGAGATGTTCGTCGGCGTCGGCGCGAAGCGTGTCCGTGATATATTCGAGATGGCTCGAAATAACCAGCCCTGTATCGTGTTTATCGATGAGATAGATGCCATCGGTAAGAAACGTTCTGCGAATGGTTTAGCCGCAAACGATGAACGCGAACAAACCATTAACCAGCTTTTGACCGAGATGGATGGTTTCGATAATGATTCTCAAATCGTCGTCATCGCTGCCACAAACCGTCTCGATATTCTTGACGAGGCTTTGCTTCGACCAGGTCGCTTTGATCGTAAAATACAGGTCAGTCTTCCAGATGTACACGGTCGCGAGAAGATACTCCAAGTACACTCAAAGAACAAGAATCTCGACCCAGCAGTGGATCTCATGAATATCGCGAGACAAACGACGGGCTTTTCGGGTGCGGATCTCGAAAATCTCATGAACGAATGTGCTATTTACTCCGTGAGAGAAGGCACGAATCTCATCACACCTTCCATCGTTGAAGATGTGTATCAAAGGGTAGTCGTGGGTGCGAAAGGTGGTCGTCCCATGTCTGGTGAGCGTAAGAAGCGTGTGGCGTATCATGAGGGTGGACACGCTATCATAGGTGTTTTGATGCCCGAATACGACGAAGTTCGTAAAGTGAGTATCATTCCACGCGGTGACGCGGGTGGCGTCACATTCTTCCAACCTGCGTCCGATGAACGTGGTATGTACACAAAGGAGTATCTTTTGTCTCAGATTAAGGTCTCATTGGGTGGTCATGCGGCAGAAGAACTGATATATGGAAAGGATAACGTCACGACCGGTGCGACGAGTGATTTTTCACATGTGTATGCGATCGCCCGTGAAATGGTGATGAATTACGGTATGTCTGAAGCCATCGGTAAAATAAACGTTCAGGAAGGGTATTTGTCTCAGCAAACCTCGTATCTCGTTGACCTTGAGGTACACAGAATATCCGATGAGTGTTACGTCGAGGTGATGGAATTGTTGCATCAACACAGGGAACAACTCGAGGAACTCAAGGACATTCTCGTCAGGGACGAAATCATCGATGGGAAGGTCGTGTATGATATGATAAAAAATGTAAGTGAATAGTAGATATGAGTCCAAAATCAAGCTCTACTACGGGAGATCCAACACGTTTCCCAACCCCTAATAAAGCTAAGCCATTATTATCACCGAGAGGTCCACACGACCGGAGAAATTCTGAATCGTCTATGAGTTCTATGAATAACTTTAATAATCCTCCTTCGGGTTCGAGACCACCGCGAACGCTTGAGGAAATTCGTGAAGACCCAAAATTTAAAAAGACACAATCAGAATTTAGAGAGGCTGTGCGTAAAGCGCTCGCACCTCGTACTTCCAGAACAAGACAATATAAAAATCCAAAGGTGAAGAGGAAACTACCTTTCAATGTACCCGAAGAAGAGAGTCAATTAATGATTAGGGGTCCTGCCTCTAAAATAAGTGTGTCAAATGTAGCTAAACAAGCCGAAGAGGCCGCAACTGTACCCATACCAACGAATATCTCTAATTTATTTAGTGACCTTGATTCTCAAAGTGAAAAACTTTCACAGAATGATCAACGTAAATTACAAAGGGCTCACAGTATGGCAAACAGTGTGATGTCTTATTCCAATAATAACCCAACTAAGGTACAAACTATGTATAATGTGCACAATAATTTACAACAATTACATTCAAAGCTTAATAATAAAGTGAAAGTGTCTGTAGAACAATTGAGAGTTATATCCAAATTGGAGAAAGAACTTGAACGTCAGAAAGAAAAACACAGACGAGCAACGGCGTTGATAAAAGAATTCAAGATGGATGTTCCCGTGCCAATCGCTAAAATTGTAAAGAACACAACTGAAATAAACAAATTAACCAAAGAAATGGAAAAATTAAAGAAGGGAGGCGACTTAAATCGCTCAAGATTACTTGGTCAGATAGTTTCACTTGCTAAAAAGCAAAGGGCTGCAATGGGTGCGTTATCAAACATGAAAACCATGACTGTCACCAAAAATAAAAATGTCACCGAAATGAAACTCAAATTGAAGGAATATGCTACTGCGGTAGAAAAGTACGAAGCTCGTATTAAAGAGTTATTAAAATCACCAAAAAGTACCAAAAGTGCTCAAACTCAAACAAAATTCACAAAACAGGTTACTGCGCCACCCAAGGTAACCACAGCTGTAAAAACCACAACAAATGAACATATACGGAAGATAGTTAAACAGGAGACTAATGCAAAAGCCCCCACGGCACCACCCGGAATCACAAAAACGAACATAGAACGCCTTCTTCAGCCATTCAAGCAACCCGTGACCGTTAAATTCGCTCCAACTATATCTGTCAAGGGTGGATCCGCGAAAGCTACCGGTGGTTCTTTGGAACAGGTACAAATCCAACACAAAACGAAGCCCAAAACACCCGCTAATAAAAAGAAGAAGCCACTCAAACTCACCCGTGGTCCCGCGACTGCGCGAAAACAAGAGAGTGCTAAATTTAGAAACGAGATCATATCTAAGCTTCGATCACCCGTGGCTGCGAAGAGACGAGAGGCGCTATACAAACTTCGCACACCCACGACTGGTCAGCGAAAGAAACACGTTATTGAACTTATCGATCGTGTTCTTCGACGAATGAAGGTTCGTTCAGATGTTGAAAAGAAGCTTATTAAGTTCTATGAAAGTCTAAGTGAGAGGCACATCAAACAATTATTCGGTGGTAGAACAAAAGAAGAGGTTAAGACTATCCTCAAGAAACAAGTTTCTTATTTCAGCAAAAAGAGATAAAGAATAGGCTCGAGTTAATAAGTAATGAGCTATATAGCATGGGACACGGAGACCACTGGTCTCCCTATGACCTGGAATAGGGCAACCCCAGACAACATAGATAACTTTAATTTATGTCGTATGGTGTCATTGGCGCTTGTGAAATACACCTCTAGTGGGCGTGAGGTGTCTTCGTATCATGGTATTGCGTATCCTAAAGACTTTGAAGTGAAGGCTACCGAAATCCATGGAATCACACACGAACGCGCGAAGGCGGAAGGGCGTCCATTTAAAGAATTGTATGATAAATTCATCGAATTAACACGAGGTGTTGACATTCTCGTCGCACACAATTCCAAGTTCGATGAAAACGTACTGTTTTCTGAGTGTTACAGACATGGTTTGAGTGTCGAACCTTTCAAGCGTTTGCGGTTTGTGTGTACTTTAGATATGACTCGTAAAGTGTTTTTGAGACATATGAAGTTGGGTGTCTTGTACCAAAAGGTGACTGGCAAAGAGTTGGAAGGTGCTCACGACGCACTCAACGATTCAAGAGGGTGCGGGTGCGTGTATCCGTATCTTCGTGATAAAAAACCTGTACTCAAAGAGATAGGCGTTCCTAAAATTGTTCTCAAAGCCTCTGATGTAGCGGGTATCATAGGACGAAGTCAGTATCGTCCACCACTCGAAGTGGCAGACGAGCTGTGGAGCAAGTATATGCCGAGTACATTCACGGGGAAAACAAAGGAACAGATCGCGATGAAGGCGATTAGTGCGTCTAATGTCGCACAGGATTTGTTAAGAGACGCGGAGCAGTTCAAGTCCACAAACAGTTCGAGTGTTGAACAGAAATTTAGGGCGGTTTCAAATCAACTCGAGAAGAATTCCGGTCTCCAAAAAGATGAACTCGATGCGACGAGAGACCATATACGCAAGACTCTGTATACCAATCACGGTACGAGACATGAGAAGACGACCGCTGATAACTATGAAAACATGCACGAAGATCCAGCGTTTTACAAGTATGACGTGTGTACGATTAAGGGTACATTGTATCAAGTCGTTGGGCGTATAGACCGAGTACGCGATAACGAGGACGGAACGAAGACACTGGTCGAAATCAAGAATCGGGCGAGGGGTCTCTTCAGGGCTGTCCGCGATTACGAGGAAATTCAGTGTCAAACGTACATGGAGATGCTCGGTATGGATGAGTGCGCTCTCATAGAACAACACAACGATAAGCGATTAACGCACAATATTAAGCGTGATAGGCGTATGTGGAATGAACAGATTCTTCCAGCACTCAGGAACTTTTGTGAACGTTTTCACGATATGCTTTCTACTCACTAAAAATGTACTTATTGTGAATCACCCACAATAAATACATTTGTATATAATAAATGGCTAACACACCCAAGCGTAAGAATACAAAAACACCCCCATCTTCCCCTTCCAGGAGTACGAAGAGGACACCTTCTCCCCGTCCCAAGAGTGCGAAGAAATCACCTTCTCCCCCACCCAGAAGCATGACTCCAAGAACAAAAGCTGTTGAAAGTGTGGTTGCTCGAATGTCACTTGTTATGAATTCCCCTGAACGTCGTAAAAAGGCCGTGCGCCGCGCTTTGAATTTTACCGAAAACACTCTCGACAACATGAAGGCTGCGAGTACCAAGGCTGTTCAAAACGCCATTAAACGAGCTAAACTCGCAAAGAGTATTAAAACACCATTTCAAATCCATAATGAACTACAAAAGAAAATGACTAAAAATAAAAATAAAGGTAAAAAGTAAAAATGACGCGCGGTGATTGTGTACATGGTCATCAACGAAACACATGCGAGATTTGTAGAGATTTAGATAGGATACTTAGTCAGCAAACTATCTCGGCTCATACACTCACTAAATTGGCTCTGGGAATAGAACACGAGCGTTTATCTATCAGCATGAATCGCATTCGGAGAAACTATTTTCCAGCTAATTATAGGGTTAACATCAATAATGACATGAGACGAGCGACCAGAGATCTAATTGAATCCCCTCGCAATAGGGGTAGACAGGGTGCATTTCAAGATGCGATACAAGGAGCCTTCATTCGAGGAGAGATTATCCTAAGTTCTAATTCGTCAAACCTGAATAGCCCCTCATACTCCTCTGATTCTAACGCGAGTAGTTCGAGTAAAATTTCCCTGTCATCTACTAAAGCGTCTAAAAATAAAAATGCCAGTAAAAAGTAAGAATGACACGCGAGTGTATACATGGTAATCCCCTTCACACGTGTACTATTTGTAAACACGTGAAAAATCTATTAAATCATAACACTATAGTCTACGCAAAAGCGCACATGATGTACGTCGGTATGAGAAGTCCAAATTTTAAAAGAAGCATGAACGCGGTGGGTTTAGCTAAATTGAGTGATGAAGTACGCGCGACGAACCGCGTGACTATCCCACCCTATGTGCGTAATTCGGCGAATGCCTATTTTATGCAACCATCCAAGAAGACCGTCCAGAACCTCAGAGATAGTTTATTGGTTGCCATGACACCGTCAAACCGACTATACAGTGTGCCGGATACCCCCACTAACTTTACACCAGCATCTACGATAAGTCCCAGAGTTTCTCGCCCCCCTCTCAATGCATATAGCAGAATGGGTACACCTGGTAGTCCAACGACAAATAGACGCGCTCGTTCCGTTACACCCATGTCTGTGCGTAGACCGACTCCACAACCCAACTCAAACTCTAATCAAAACAATAATTCGTCCCGAGTTTCCGCACCCAAGCGCCCCAGAAAATCTTAGTAGACAGTATGGCGAAACTCGAAGACTTCATCCGAAACACCGCTATTTTTGGTAACGGTTTGTGTTTGGTTGACAGTGCTTTGAGATTTTTAAAAAATGGAAAGTAAAAAAAATAAAAATTATTTTTTTGAAAACTTTTCTTTGAAAAAAAAGAAACAAAAAAATATTTTTTTTTCAAAGGGATTTAAAAAATACATTCTAGATAATACCATAAGATGATCGAATTGGTCTCAGAAAGGCTCAATCTCGGTAAGGCTAAGTATGGTCACGGTGTGAGAACCAACATGGATACTACGACGTGGGGAACGCCTAAGAATTCGTGGATCGATATGGCAGAGGAGGAGTATTTAGACGCTATCGTGTATACCATCGCCGATTACATACGAAAATTTGAAGAACCATCCGAACCCGATGATAACGAACGAATTCTTGAATACACGAAGAGACCAGAACACATGTTGAGTCCGTGACATCAACGACTCGTTGAATCACTCAAGGAACTCGTCGAATTATCCATAGCAATAAAATAGTGACTATTAGTAGATATGTCTAACGGTGCTGTCGCTCAGTTAGTCGCGAGAGGAAAGCAGGATGAACACATCACGGGAAAACCTCAGATAACATTTTTCAACTCGGCATTTAAGAGGCACAGTAATTTTTCCACTTTCACTCAGGAGCAAACGATAGAGGGCGTACCAAAGGCCGGTGCGACGTCTCGGGTCGTATTCAAGCGTTCGGGTGATTTGCTCGGCCACACGTACATGGACGTGAAGCTTAACGGCGAGTCTCAGCTCATTGAAGATTGGAGAACGGTCATTGAGAGTGTCGATTTATACATTGGGGGTCAATTGGTGGATCGCCAAGATTCCGAATTTTCAGAAGATATCGCCATTGATTTGTTAGCTAATTCGTATGCGAAATCGTTTTCGGCGAGTCTTCACGGTGGTTTGGGTTCGAGTTCCTTCTTTTACCCCCTTCGGTTTTTCTTCTGTGAGTCGTGGCAATCAAGTCTACCAATCGTTGCTCTGCAATATCATGATATAGAATTGAAGATTAATTGGTCTCAGGATTTAAATGAAAACTACTCGTGTCACCTCAATGCGTGTTATGCGTGTTTGGATGAACACGAAAGAGATAAAGTCGCTTTGTCTGAACACAACATGCTCATTTATCAGGTACAAAAGAATAAACCAATGAACCAAATGGTTCAGGAATTGACGTTTAATCATCCAGTCAAATTTATCGCGAGTAGTAACGTGAGCCAATCAAACAATCTCGTGTCACGCACGAATAAAGTAAAGATACAGGTAAATGGCTCAGACATAGATGATTACAAAGTGAGCGTACCTTATTACACATCGGTCCCGTGTTATTACAACACCGAATTTTCGGCGTCCAACGCAGAAGGCATGTTCGTGTATCCATTTTGCCTGTTAACATCAAAATTTCAACCAACGGGGACACTTAATTTCAGTAGGATAGACTCGTGTACGATTCATTGTACAGAAAACATAAATAGGGCTATTTACGCCGTAAATTATAACATTTTGAAGATAAAAGAAGGTATGGGTCAGATTTTATATGTAGACTAAATTTCTATTATAGTATTAAACGCAATGGGAAGAGAGGATTTCTCCCAGAGTAGCCAATTAACTACTCTGGTAGGTAAACCAACCAATAGATATAAGAGGTTACCCAAGAACGTGGGTACACTTAAAAGTTTAACACAGGCTAGAACCAAACCAAATAATAGACTTCATTATTCTGCGTATCCTTTAATTCAAAAGGAGTATTCTGCGACTTATACGCAGTTGACGAATCTTGATTTTTATTCACCTATTATCACTATACTCGGAAACAATCCAGTCTCGCATTACGTCGGTACTCCGTATGTGGATGCGGGTGTAAAGGTAGATGAAGGATCCGAATTGTATAGTACCGTGTCTACAGTAGACGCAAGTGAGTTTGGTACTTATTCTGTGGTATATAAAGCGCGCGACGGGGTTAATGCAGACACTACGATGACGCGTGTTGTTAAAGTGGGATTACCCCCGGACGCCACGATAAATGGACAAAATCCAGCTACTTTGGAAAAATTTGATATATATACCGATGATGGTATAACAATTAACGATTCAAACTCGGCACTTGTTTCTACTACGAGTACTGTTAATAATATCGAGGTCGGTACATATACTGTTAATTATACCGTATCTAACCCAGCATATACTAAGGTGTTTTCTAGAACGGTGCGTGTCGATGATACTACACCACCCGTGATAACCATTACCGGTGGTACTCCATATGAACTGGAGCGCTTTGACCCTTACGTCGATGAGGGTGCGACTGTTGATTTGGGTTCGGAATTAACGAATACCGATCTCAGCAATGTACAAAATACAGCGATCGGTTCGTTTGATGTCGTGTATACCGCATACGATGGTAATACGACTGTGAGTAATATAAGAACCGTGAACGTAGTTGATACGGTTCCACCCGTTATCACTATAACAAACAATACACTTCAAGGTAATACACTCGAACGCTTCGACCCTTACGTCGATGGGAGTGCGACTGTTGATCTGGGTTCGCAATTAACTAATACCGATCTCAGCAATGTACAAAATACGGCGGTCGGTACATTCGATGTTGTGTATACCGCGTACGATGGAAATACGACTGTTACCGCAACTCGAACCGTGACAGTGGTGGATACGGTTCCACCTGTATTGACTTTAATTGGTGATACATCTCCATACAATCTTCAACCCGGTATTGATTTTGCAACTGTCGATCCAGGTTTTTCAAACGATGCGGGTACAGTCGTGACAGTGGATTACTCAAATGCAACGATAATACAAAATACCAGTTTTGATGTTGTTTATCGTGGGAATGACGGTGTACACCCAGATACAGTATTGATACGACGAGTTTCGGTGGCTGATACGTTATCACCAATCGTCACTATCAATGGTGACCAAGTAGTGACAATAGAAAGGTACTCCGAGTATGTAGATGCCGGTGTAACACTCGACCCCGGTTCATCGCTCGTGAATGGTTATCCAGTCTCCACTGTTGATAATACAGCCACGGGCACTTACACAGTTACCTATCTGGCGACGGATGGTATTAACCCCGATACAACAAACGTACGAACCGTACATGTCGTGGATACTACACCACCCATAGTATTCCTCAATGGTGCGGATCCATTAACTATGGAACGGTTCGATGCATTTTCTGATATAGACCCCGGTGTCACTTACCAATCCCCCCATACTGGAACAGTCACTTCCGTCGATATATCCCAACTTGACAATACGGCAATTGGTGGGGGTACGGTGACGTATAACGTCGTGGATGACGAAAATAATTCTAATACGATTAGCCGTGCGGTTACAGTCGTAGATACAACACCTCCGGTTGCTACTCTAAATAATGCAAGTACGAATTACACATTAGAACGGTACGGCGATTGGTCTGCGATAGATCCGGGTGTGACGGTTGATGCGGGTTCGTTTGTAAAACAAATAAATATAGACAATACAACTGTCGGACTCAGTCGCCCCGTCGAATATGTTATATCAGATGGTAACACATTACACGATATCACTTTAACTAGGAATATAACTATTGAAGACACCGTCCCACCATACGCCGAGCTCGTTGGATCGAATAATATCAGAGTTCCATTGAATAGCGTTTGGGAAGACGTGGACCCAGGGCTTCAGAACTTTGATGCCGGTTCTAGCCTGGATTACGTGTCAGGTTTCAGTAATACAAATACTAATGCCCAGTTCGTATACTATAATTTAACTGATGGTGTGAATAGTAATAGTATACTTAGAGTTGTAACATGTACCCTACCGAGTGGTACAGTGAATCCCTTAGTTTCTTCTACACTCGAGAGGTTTGAGAGTTATACCGAACCCGTTGGGGCTATTACTGGCATCACGGACGGATATGTAGCTCGTATAGATACAAGTAATGTTGATAGTACCGTCGCACACGGTACTCAACAGGTGATTGTTTATGATATAGGGGATAATGTAAACAACACACTGGTTACCAGGACTATAACTATACAGGACACCACACCACCATATGCCGATCTCATTGGATCGAATAATATCAGAGTTCCATTGAATAGCGTTTGGGAAGACGTGGACCCAGGTCTTACGAACTTTGATCTCGGTTCTAGCCTTGACTATGTGAGTAATTTCAACAATACAATAAGTGATGCCCAGTTAGTACACTATAATTTAACTGATGGCGTTAATAGTAATATTGTATACAGAGTTGTAACATGTACCTTACCCGAAGGTGAAGTGAATACCGCGGTTTCGACCACACTCGAGAGGTTTCAAGCCTATGTTGAACCTGATGAGGCTATTATTGTCACCGACGGCTATTTAGCTCGTATAGATACAAGTAATGTTGATAATACAGCCATAGACGGTACTCAACAAGTGATTGTTTATGATCTAGGGGATAATGTAAACAACACACTGGTTACCAGGACTATAACTATACAAGACACCGTGGCTCCGGTTATCACACTCAAAGATGGAGATTCCGTCGGGTCAACCATTGTTACTGTTCAAAGGGGTACAGCGTATACCGACCCAGGTTATTCATTGAATGAGACTGCGACTGTAACGGATAATAGGTCATCAAATCTTAACATGGGTGTTTCGGGTGATTATTGGATTACATTCACTGCGACGGATCCATCTGGTAACGAGGGTACAGCAACTAGAAAAGTCATAGTTGAAGACACTACAGATCCGGTTATCACACTCACGGGGGCTGATCCATACACAATTGAAACATACAGTACTTACACCGACCCAGGTTATTCATTGAGTGAGACTGCGACTGTAACGGATAATAGGTCATCCAACCTTAATACGAGCATTGCGAGTGATTATTGGATCACATACACCGCAACGGATCCATCTGGTAACGAGGGTACAGCAACTAGAAGAGTCACAGTTAAGAATAAGGCGTGGGACTACTTCCAAAAGATCCTAGCATCGGACGGTGCGGAGGG